GTGGTCTGCGTCAATCGGTGAACTGCAGGCCTATTCCGTGACGTTCAAGATTGGAGCCGCGTGACATGGGTTTAGCAGATGACATCTTGGCAGCGGACAAGGGCCAGCTGGTCCGCGTGCACGTCCCCGAGTGGGATCGTGTCGTGTTCATTCGCACGCTGCCGCTCGGCGAGCTGCAGGCGTGGGAGCTTGCGTGCCTGCGAAGCAAGGGCGAAGGCGTGGACGACTACCGCACTCGCTACTTGTCCAAGTGCTTGGTGGACGAGAACGGGCAGGAGATTTTTACGGGCGACCAGCTGAAGCGAATTAGCGGAACGGTGGGGGCTCGGCTGTTCAAAATCGCTCAAAAGCACAACGAACTGGACGAGAAAGAAATTGAGGAGATTGGAAAAAACTGATTGACCGGCCGCTGGACGCATTCCCGCTGCTGTTGGCCGGTCACCTTGGAATGACGGTGCGGGAACTTGGCGAGCGAATGGACCTAGCCGAATACAAGCGGTGGCTGGCGTTTCACAGGTACGTGAATCCCTTGGGAGGCGAGTGGCGGCAGGCGGCGAGGATCACGGCAGCAGTTCTGGCACCGCACTGCGGGCGAGGGCGAACGCCAAAGGAAGATGATTTCATGCCGACGGAAAAGCCGCCAATGACGGCGGCCCAGATCGCGGCAGAACTTAGCAAGCTCAATCGGTAACGTATGGCAACAACTCTAGCACTGGCGATGCGGGCGAGCATGTCCGCGGGCGGTGTTGTGTCTGGGGCGAACGACGCCGGCCGTGCCATGGATCGCATGGGGCGGCAGGCTCAAAAGCTTTCCCGCGACATGTCGATGCTGAAAAACATCGCCGTTGGTGCGGTGTTTGCCAAGATCTCGAGTTCGTTCATTTTTGCTGCTAAGTCTGCGGCGACGTACGCGGCGAGCGTTGCCAATTCTGTGGATCAGACCAACGACCTTGCCCAGCGGTTGGGCATGGGCGTTGAATCGCTGCAAGCCCTGCAGATGGCGGCAAAGCTGTCTGGCATTGATGACGCCACTGGGGCGCTGCAAAAGCTTACGGTTGCCATCGGCAAGGCAGCCGAGAGCGGGGAGACGGCCGCATTTGAAAAGCTTGGGCTGAACTTTGCCCAATTGCAGGCGATGTCCCCAGAAGACCAATTCAAGGCCGTTCAGCAGGCTATCGCGGCACTGCCAACGCCCGCTGAGCGGGCAGCTGCGGCCGTCGCAATCTTCGGAAAGTCGGGCATTGAGATGCTTCCGATCATGGAGCAGAACCTGGCGCAGATCGAAGAGCGGATGCAGCGGCTGGGTGCGATTGTTGGCACCGACCAAGTGGAAGCCATCGGGTCAATGAACGACTCGCTAGACATGGTTAAGGCAACGTTTGACGGAATCATCAGCACAGTGGTTGGCAATCTCGCCCCGATCGTCACCAGCATGGCCGAGGAGTTCTTGGCGTTTGTGGAATCGTTCAATTCCATGAACGCCGACCAAGGCGGCATTGCGGGAGTCATCACCGACGCACTGCTGGACATCGCCGATTATTTCGCTGGCATCTTCGACAACGCCATGGCGTCATTCGACGGGTTCGGCGTGACGCTGCAAGAGGTCGGGGCCGTGTTTGAGTTTGTCGGCAACGTGTTTACGGCCGTGGGCGAAACGCTGCGGGCCGCATTCAATATGTTCCAAGTCGCTGGCAACCTGATTGCCGTGGCCGTCGGAAAACTGCTTGAGGGGCTTGGTAGTTGGATTTCCAGCGACCTCGAGCAGTTCGGCAAGGACATGGCCGCCAATGCCGCTCGGCAGGTTCAGGAGAACTCAAAGGAAGGCAACGAGGCGCTGGCAAACGCTGGCAGGGCTGCGGGGCGTGCCATCTTCGGCGGCAACGCGGCAGAAGGCGGCCCCGAAGGCCCTGCCCGGCGAGCAGTACGCGCCGCTAGGGAACGCATGACGCCCGAGGCCCAAGCGGAACGCGAGGCCGCCCGCAAAGCCAAGGAAGCCGAAGCAAAGGCCGCCCGCGAGGCAGCTGCCGCCGAGGCCAAGGCGAAAAAGGAAGCGGAGGACGCCAAGAAAAGGCAGGAGGAGGCTGCGAAGAAAGCTTCTGCCATCGACGAGAAGATGGCCGCCAAGCAGGAGGACATCGACAAGATTGAGGCCGACAAGGCGCGGGCCCTCGGCGGCAAGTCGAACGAGGCCCTCAAGGCCAACGACATCCGTTCAAGCGAGGGCATGGCCCAGTTCATCGCCCTGGCGACCGGCCGCGAGGATCCGGCCATTGAGGAGAACCGCAAGACGAACGCCAAGCTCGAGGAGATCCGCAAGGAGTTGCGGGCCATGCAGCAAGAAAAGGTCGAAATCCTGGGGGCTGCGGCATGAGCGTGGTAAACGTCACAGAACTCGCGACGGTGTCCGCCAGCCGCAAGTTTGGCGAGCCGCCGGTTTTCCAGCGCAAGTGGGTGGTTGAGGTTGATAACCCGACGAACACGCTGACGGAGATGCTGTCGGCCGTGCCGGTCACGGTGCTCGACCCGCACCCCGAGGCAAGCTACTGCCGGGCCATGCAGGCGAGCGGCGGCAACTACAACGGCTCGAGGTTCCATTACGAAATCACATGGGACTACGAGCTGCCGAAGCAGGAGAACCCCGACCCCAACCCGTTGGCGCGGCCCGATATTTGGAAGTGGACGACGGGCGGGCTGCAGGTGCCCGCGCTCTACTACTACGACGGGTCCACAATAAAAACTTTGGTGAACACGGCCAACGATTTTTTTGAGGGTGCCACCACGGACATCAGCACATTGCAGGCGTCGATTTCCGGCAACCGTGCGACGTTCGATTACGGGCTTGCGGCGGCGGTGACCAACTCGGTGAACAGCGACGAGTACTTGGGCGGCGAGGCGTACACGTGGAAGTGCAGCGGCATTTCCGGCCAGCCCGCCGTCGAGGTGGTGAACGAGGTGGAGATCCGGTACTGGCAGACTGAAGTGACGCTTGAGTATCGGCCAGACGGATGGCCGCTGCGGCTGCCCAACGTCGGCTGGAACTTTCTGGACGGTGGCGAAAAGAAACGCGTGTACGTCAAAGACCCAGACACAAGCGAACGTGTTCCCTCGAGCAACCCGCAACCGCTAACCGACGCCGGCGCTTTGAAGACCGGCGCGCCCGACATCCTTACGCGGCGAGTGCACCGCGCCGTCGCCTTCGCATCGTATTTCGGACAACCCACGCAGCAATAGGAGTTCCCATGCCCGACATCGTCTACAACGTGAACGCGACCATTGCCAAGGGGGCACTGTCGCAGTCGTTCGTCGCGGCTGGCGTGACGGCGAGCATGGCGGCAAGCGGCATCAACACGCAGACGCTGACGCCTGGCACGAACGCAGCGGGCACGGCCGCGATCAGCACGGCGACCATGTCGAGCGTGGGGCTGTTCTTTGCCCGCAACCTGTCCACGGTCTCTACGGCCACGGTGTCGTTCGGGCAGCTGTCTGCCGGGGCCTTGGTGCCGACGGTCTCGCTGCGTGGCGGTGAGGCAGCGGTTGGCCGGCTGGCGGCCGGCGACTACGCGGCGCAGTCCAACCTCGCTGGCACACGTCTGGTCATCTCCATCGTCGAGGGCTGAGCGTGGCAAACCAGGGCGCGGGCAACAATCGCGGGCAGGCCGCAGGCGGCGGTCGGTTTGTGACGTTTTCGCACGGCGCGGCGCAGCGGATCGCCAAGGCGGTACGCGTTGTTGAGGGCGGTGACCGCAACCAGCCGGGGATCACGTTCGACCACCCGCTGGCGGCTTCTGGCAAGTGGTTTCGGGTGTGCACGTTCACAGGCACGTGGACCAAAACGCAATCCAAGGTGGTCACGTTTAAGTATCAGACCAGCACACCGAACACAGTTACCGCAACCAACCTTTTCGCGACCGTCCCGAACACCGCAACCACTACGCTGAATTGTGCGATCGCTCGCGAGGGCACTGCGTGGTATCTCATCGCCGCGGAGTGCTAATCCATGGCAATGCTCGGTGCAGAGTGCAACGCTTGCTGCGACAAGTGCGAGAACCGCAGCTGCACTACCCTTGGCGGCGTGGTGCAGGGCGAATGCGAAGACAAACCGGGTTGCTGCTGCGAGGTAGACCCCGAGGGTAGCTGCTTTGACCCGAGCGTGCTTGATGAGAACAACGAACTTACCGTGCCGATCATTGAAGCACCGCTGCGTGGGTATTGCTTCACGTGCTGCGCCAATAAAGTCATTTTTTCGATGCTTGCATCGTTTATTCAGCCAGAAGACCCGAACGACAGGCCGCGATCCGAGGCAGCCGGTGAATGGGTGGAGGGCGTTCGGGCGTGGATGGAAGCCAACGGCTATACAAACGTCAGCAGTTACAACGTGTTTTGCAGCAAGGGCGGCAGTTCTGAGGAGGAAACCAATAACGTCGTCTGGGTGCGTGGGTGCTGCGACGGCACGTACTCTGAGGACGCTGCCGACTGTTACGACGTTTACGACTCAGAACCGGCAGACTCGTTTGGCCTGACGCCGCAGGTGAATCTGCCCGGCGGCGGCAATCCGTGCAGCAGTCCCGGTTCCCCCGGCGCTGGCCCCTGGATTCCCCTATGTGTGCCGAACCCGCTGCCCTAGTGCGCTGCCACGTCGGGCACCTCGAGGCCCGCTGCCGCGAGCGTGGCTATACGCTGGCGCAGGTGGCCGCCTGCATCGTTGAGCGGGACGGCGATCAGCTGCTGGTGGATACGTCGCACGAGGCGTACCCGCGCGACTACGCGCCCGGCTTCACGCCCAGGCCGTCAAGCGGGCCGGGAACCGAACTCAAAAAGCTGCTCGGCCGCATTGGCATCACCGCGAGCCCGACCTGCGGGTGCAACGCGAGAGCCAGGCAGATGGACGCTTTGGGCTGCGAGTGGTGCGAGCAGAACACCGACACGATCACGGGCTGGCTGCGTGAAGAGGCCGCAAAGCGTCGCCTGCCGTTCCTTGACGCTGTGGGGAAACTGTTAGTACGTCGAGCGATCAGCAACGCCCGAAAGGAGCAGGCCCGTGCCACGGAAACCACGGACGGTACCAGCGAAGGCAGCGGCTCCCCATTTTGACGACGCCCCTCTGGACTCAGACGACGAGGAGGGCGCATGCCCGATCCCCGACGAGCACGGCGAGGTCGTGCTGCGACGGTCTCAGCCCGCAACGAAAGGAAGCGTGAAGCGTGGCAAAGGCAAAGGCACCGACAAAAAGTCTTCTTGATGACGTGCTCTCGCGGGCACAGGGCAAGCGGCCCGGCTTCGCGAGTTGGTTCGACCGACTGCCGCAGGAGGCACGCGACGAACTAGAGATCGTGCGGCAGGCGTTTAACCCGGCTGTGCACCAGAAGAACGGCTACGCCTCAGCCATCATGGACGTTTGCAGGGAGCGCGGCTGGCAGACCTCTGGCAGACAAGGAGTCATAGATTGGCTCGACAAAAGACGCTAACCGACCAGGTGCTTGAGCACGTCGCGTCTGCAGAGCAGCTGGCGTCCGACGCCGAGCTTGCGCGGCTGCGTGCGGAATTGGCGACATACCGAAACAGGTATAAAGCCGCGTTGGCTCAGATCGACCGCGAGCGGGAGCGTGCCGACGCTATCGGCTCGTTGCAAGGCGTGCGCTCAGTCGCCTTGACCAAAGGCGGCAAGGGCCGCAAACGCACCAAGCACGCGGCCACAGCCGTGCTAATGCTGTCCGACGTGCACTGCGAGGAACGGGTGCTGCCGGAGACCGTGAACGGCGAGAACGACTATTCGCTGGAGGTCTGCCAGCTACGGATGGCGGAACTTGAGGAGCGGTTTCTGGAGTGCCTCGAGCACGAGAGGAACCAGGCAGACATTCGCCGCGTGCTCGTCTGGCTGGGGGGCGACTTCATCACCGGGCACATCCACCCCGACTGTGCCGAGGTCGCCCAACTGTCGCCGATGAACGCTACGCGGTGGATCGCCGAGCGGCTGCGTGGGCTCATAGACAGCGTCGCGAAGCACGCCGACCAGGTCATCGTCTGCACGAACGCCGGGAACCACGGACGCAGCACGGAGAAGAACCGCATAGCCACGGAGCTAGATCACTCGTGGGAGCAGCTGATGTACTTCACGCTGGCCCGCGAAGAGAAGAATGCGAACGTCTCGTGGCAGATCGCCGAGGGGCACTTGGGGTACGTGGACCTCGACGGGTTCCTGGTACGTACTACGCACGGTCATTCAATTCGCTTCGCTGGTGGCGTCTACGGGCTGGCGCTTCCGGCGAGCAAGGCGATTGCACGGTGGGACGCAGGACGCAAGGCGGACCTGACGATCTTCGGGCACTACCACTCGTGGGGCTGGCTGCGTGGTGCCCGCTACGTGGCGAACGGCAGCGTGATTGGACACTCGCCATACGCTGAACGAGTCGCGTCACCCGAGCGGCCATGC